TATGGGTATTAACGATTTCCTGCACACGTGAGACACAGGGCGGTTGGGATGGCCGAGATGTCCGTATGTGCTTCTTAGGTGCGCGGAAAAGAGACATTATCCCTGCTGCGACGAGGGAAAATAATGTGACACCGGGTGTAGAAAAACGGAAAGGCATATAACAGTAAATTTTATCAGACTTCTTTCATAATCCATCCGCAGATGGCATCTTTGTCCTCATAGTGGGCGCGGAATCCTTTTTGAGCAAGGTAGTCGCAGAGCATGTTCTCGTCGAAACGGCACATAGTACCCATATGTAAAATCATTGTCTGCGTGTCAACGAGTATATGAGCCTCGTGGTCGTAGGTCTCAGCAGGTTCGTAGTTGGCAAGGTAGGCATCGACAACGGCCTTTTGCCCTTCGGATAGTAGGTTTAATTCTCCCATTTTGCTTGATTTAGTTTGGCGTTAAAGGCAGGATATAAAGACGGCTGCCGTATCCCGTCGCCAAACTAAAACAAGACTTGTCTCCGAAGAGCAAAGTTGTAAGGATACAGCAGCCGTCTAAAGCTGTTTTATGTAAGGGCATAAAAAATGCCCGAAGAATGTTCGAGCCGATGACCGAGGCTCTGCGGTAGACATACGTCTTATTTTAGTTGGCATTGCAAATATACGAAATTTTTCCGATACTACAACAAAGCAACATAAGGTTTTTTTGTTGAATTGGATACAGGTAAATGCCTGTATCTTAAAACTGTTATCAACAGATTTCTCCTTGAAAATCTACATTTTTTTGCGTTTTTCCAGTGGTTAAAAATGCAAATATACTATTTTCAAGCAATTAAAGGGGTTAAAAGGGGAAAAATTCCCCTTTTTCCGACGGAAGACCCCCCGCACGCCCTACGGAGCGAGGGGCGCTCTTCCTTTTGATTTTTGCGGAATATGCAGGGAGTGCCGTGCAATCAGCAGAAAAATTTATCCAGCGGAGATATAGTGCGCACGGTAATGAGACCAATGTGTGAGTGCAGCTCACGCTTTGGTATACCGCTCTGCCCCTTGTGGGCGTGATGGCTCGGTGAAGCAGTGAGGGGCGCGAAACGTGATGTGGCCGTAGAAGTGAAATGGAGTAAGGGAGTGAGTAGGCGGTGCATTACAGCATGCCAATAAGGCCGCCTCGCTGCCGGCGATTCCCGAATGGCGATAAAGGCGAAGGACGGAGGCGTGTGCCGATGGGATTTATCGGCAATCGGAGAGCAGCCCGATGAACCCTCGGCATAGGCTTCCGGCTGTAGGCAGCCATGCAGGGATTAGGCGGTAGCGAATGCGAGCGTAATGCTCCGTGCTGTTATCGGGCCAGTGCCGTAGGTGATAAGCCCGATAATGGCAATACTCTATCCCGCAAGGAATATGAACGCTACGGCCAATGGTAGTGATGTGCCCCTATGCGCTTCACCGAGGGGGGAGGGGTGGGCGACTCTTTTATATCAGATCTTCTTGAATAGATATGACAATGGCTTCCGGGATATGTCGGAAGCCATTGTCATTTTAGGATATGTATGGAGATGCGAGGGGCTGTCGCTGTTTAGCGGGAGGCGGGTTATACGGCGGGTATTTCTTCCACGCTGTCATAGCCCTGCCACGGCTTCCAACCACTACGGTACCACACACGGCTATACAAGTTATGTCCACTGGGGGCTTTATAGTGAGGGATGTACAGCTGGGCGATGAAGAGGCTTGCATTCAGCGTTACAAGCACACCATAATCGTAAGCTCCCGAAGGAACACCGACAGAAGCACCACGAACAATAGCATATGTTCCTGATTCAGTCAGCAAATCAATATCAGTTGCTGTTCCACGAAATGTTACCGTGTCCGTCAGATACCTTTTAAAGATAGCATTGGTGGCCTCTACAGTTCTATCGCTCATGCGGCAACCACCTCCTTTCGATATTTCAGACTACGGTTTTCCAAGCTTCCCAGCCATTGACACCACTTTTGACTCTGAAATACAAATGGCCTCCGTCTCCGGCTCGAAAGACAAGCTGATATACATTCAGATGGAGCATTATCATTCCTCCAGCCGTCACCGGCCAATTTGACCCAGTACTGTCTAACCGATATATTCCGCATCCCGTTATATCGTTCAAATCGCCTGACACTAATTCTGAATGAATTTGCAGCATTGCGGCATTTGATTTTTTCAGATCTCCGGATGTGTCCGCGCAAAGGACGGACAGTCCGTCGAGGGTTGCCTGTGCCGGCAGTGACTTCAAGACATCCTTTAGATCGTAAATCCTGTCGTTCATGCCGCACTCCTTTCTCCGCAGATTGCGGGTGAGAAGTGTAACATATTGGGAATGTGGATTTTACCCCCCCCCCGATTTTGCGAGAAGGTCGGCCACGTCCTCAGGCGCGGGAGTCCACATCAGGCTGCCGGTCTTACCGCGTTCGACCATCACGCATTTGACCTTGGAGGCCGATGTCACAGCGTTGGGTACGGCGTATATGTGCAGGGCTCCGTCACCGTCGGTTCTGTGTATAATCATCGTTCCGCGATAGATACCATCAGAAATCTTTGACAGACGTGTTGCCCCGCGAGAGCCGTCACCACCATTGTGGATGGCTTGCAGATACTCTTTCTGACTTCCAAGCTCGCCGAAAAGTGTGATTGTGATGATGTCGCCAACGGCGAGTTCTTCGGTGTATTCAAGCAGCGCTAACGTATACTCTGTGGTTTCCTTGTCGGGGTGGCTGTCCTTGACGATGTTCCTTCCGCTGACCACCCCAAGCTCTTTCAGCCGTGCGGTGATTGCGTCGATGTCGCATTTCTTGAGGCTTCCTCCGGCAGAGGTCATTACGAAAGCATCGCCTTTGGCAGTGGCGGAGGGGTTGACTTTTGTCGCGTCGATTGTTCTTTCTGTACTCATCTCTCCTTAGTTTGATTTGTTGTTGTTTGCGTTTGCTGACTCAGGGGAGATGGTGCAGATTTGCAACAATCTATCAACCAATAAATTACCCCCCCCGAAACCTAAATCTTCAGGTGCAGGTGTCCAGTCCGAGGCGATGTTGCCGCGTTCGAGCTTGATGTCGCGGACGCGAAGCTCGCAGAAGTCAGCACAGTTAAGGTATATAAGCTGGTCGCTGATGTCTTCCTGAGTGAAGTTGTTTGTGTGGAGTTCGAAATAAAGCCTCCTGCGTTCGCCTCGGGTCATGGACTGAGACGCTGTCGTGCCTGTCAGAGGGTATTTAGTAGTTCCAAGGCATATCCGCGCGGAGAACCGAAGTTCTGTAAGAGCCTCCACTTCCAAGCTGAGCATATAGACCGAGTTCGGTTCGAGCCTTTTCAAGACAGCTGTCTCCATTTTGTACATCAGAATTTTATACGTTCCCGCTACTGATGCGGAGGTGTCCAAAATTTTCAAGTGCGCTCCGCGTGTTCCGTCAGGCCACACATATCCCTCGCATACCTTTGGATACTCGGTGTTTACCTGCCAGTTGGTAGAGCCTTTATTGGTGTTCCTGAGCAGATTCCTTCCTCCGACCTGCACGGTGGCCCTTAGAAGCTCCATGAACCTTTCGGCCTCCATGCGTTCGAGCACTGTGCCGGACTTGTCGACGAGGAGCAGCTGGCTTCCCTCGGGCAGCTCGGTAATCTTTACCGCGTCATTCGGGGTCTTTGTCCTGTTGTTGTCTGTTGCCATTTTTTTGTTGTCTGTTTTTTGGTTGGTATTGTCGTTGATTATATTTCTGTGCCATGCGGTCAGCCCGTGCGGCATACCTCGATGTCGAAGCCCCCGTAGTTGGGGGATGCGTCGTCGGAGACCCACACGGTGACGAGGAGGTCGCTGCCGGATGCCGCCACTGATTTCAGGGATGGTTTGGCGGGGCATTCCGTTGGCTTGTCGGCCACGCCTCCGTAGCCTGTCAGCCTTATGAGGCTGTTGGCGGGGGTGAGGCCGTAGCTCGCCGGGAATCTCAGCGTGTAGCCGGCTGCGGGGGTTGAGCCTTTTGCCAGCGTGACCCCCGCCGATGTGCCGGGGTAGAACCGGGAGGTGAGCGTGGCGGGCACGGATGCGGATGTCGAGCCGTCGGTGACGCGCCCGGCGTAGACCGTGGCGGGCTGCCTTACGCCGTTGACCTCGAGGATGCCTCCGAGAAGGAGGCGCATGCGCTTGGCGGTGCTGTCGTAGAGGGCTATCAGGTAGTTCTCGGTGTCCTTGGTGAGCGCGAACCCGTTGCCGAAGTAGCGGGTCATCATCGCGTCGGCCACGAATGTCGCCTGTGTGAGCTTCACGGTGGCCGAGGCGCTGTCGCCGGTGGCCTGTAGCTCGAAGGAGATCTCATGGCGGCCTTCGGGGACGGCCACGGTATAGGTGCGTGTGGCCGAGCCGGAGTATGAGCCGTCCGCGTTCATGGCGCATGCGGCGACCAGCAGCCGGGAGCTGTCGAGGAGCGCGCCTTTCACGTCATACGTGGCCACGGTGCAGTAGACGTAGGCGGTCTTGAGCATTACGGGAGTCATCTCTGAACCTGCGGCGCGGGGCGAGGCGTCGGGATTCAACTCCGGGCCTGTGATATCAGACTTCATGAACACGTCGGCCGAGACGGTGATCCTTACCGAGCCTATGCCGGTGGCGGTGGAGGCGGAACGCTCCATGACCACCCTCGTGTCGGTGGCCGCAGTGGTGGGGCTGGCCGCCGCGCTCATCGTGACGGCCTTTCCGTCAGGGGCGGGGAGCGTCTGTCCGGCGGCGGGCATGACAGATTCGTAGGTGTAGGAAGAGCCGTCGAGCCTCGCGCACTCGCTTCCGTCGGCATCATAGATGCGGACGGCCTTCCCGTCGGGGTCAAGCAGCACGCGTTTGCCGTGGGGGTCGCCGGCGGAGACGGAGCCGGAGACCCTGACGTTCTCGAATGTGCCGGTGCGGGCGGTGACATGCCCTTCGAACACCTCGAAGAGGACGTTGCCCTCTGCGTCGCGCATCTGTACGTATTCGGCCATGAGGTTGCGCACGTAGGCAAGCTCGGCGAGCAGGAGTTCGGTGGCGATGAACCTCTGCTGTTCGCCTGTCACCCAGTGGTCCTTTCCCGGGCCTCCGGCGGGGAGGGGCGGATAGGTTGTGTTCTTGACGTGGGTCAGCTTGCATGCGCATGCGTAGAGGCGGCCGGAGTTGTCGTCGCGGGCGAGCACGAGGTCGCGCCGCTCCTCGCCGTCCTTTCCCTGCATGAACACGTAGTCATCGGGGTATTCGTCCCACAGCCGGGGGAAGGGTACGTAAGGGCCGTTTGTGACGACGGGGATGTCGGCGCGCGCCACTTCCGACGTGCCTTTTGTGACGGAGAACGCGAAGCGCGACGGGCGCACGGGGTAGACGAGCTGCATGGACATGCCGGGGACGTACTGGGCGCGGTTGCCGTCGACGTAGAACCACATGGCGAGTCCGTGGCCGGAGGGGTTGTCAATCTCCGAGACTGCATCGCCGTCATGGCGCATGAGGCGGCAGGAGAGCGCCACGGGGGAGTAGGCACCTGTCATGGTGTCGTATCTCACGGCGGTGACCGAGGGGACGAGCGTCCATGTCACGGAGTCAGCGCCCGGCTCTCCCGGCTGTCCGTCGGATACAAATGGTATTGTAACCGTGTAGACAGTGATTCCTGAAAGAACGAGGTACGCGGTAACTCCGGAGGCTTGTACATTGACGGATATTCCGTCATCGGGGCTATAACTGAAATCCGGCGCGGAATCATTGCCCAGACCGTACGAACAGGTAACGCTTATCCCTTCTGTCCCCCAAGAAGATGGAGGCACGGTGACCGGGGTGTCATCTCCTGTCTGACGGATCACGCGCAGGGTGATTCTATCGATATCCGAGACAAGGCTGCCCCCGCTCCATCTCAGAGGGACAGAGCTGCAGGAGGGGACGAGGCGGTAAGAGACGGCATCCTTTCCGGGGACAGGCGTGCGGTTGAACCGGATTGTGCGTACGGCGGAGGCTTTCATGTGTCAGACGGCGATTATGGTGAGCGATATGTCATTGCCCTGCACGCAGTCAGCACGGGTGACCGTAAAGCTTGAGACCGCCTTGTCCTTGGTGGCCGGATTCAGTATGTTGCCGGCAAAATCGGTCATTATGAACAGGAACTGAGTGCCCGGGATCGGTGATTTTGATTTACGTGTGACGAGCTTAGGGGTGTAGACTACCTGAGAATTCCCGTTTGTGTCCTCGTCGATGGTCTCGTCCTCCGGCACGGGGTAGGGTTCGATGTCGTAGGGGTCGCTGGTGTCCATTACCGATGCCATGTCGGAGATCTTCTCTCCATTTTTCTCAGCTTCGACACGGTACATGGCGGAGGTCTGGACATCGGCTTCGGCAACTGTCAGAGATTCGCCGGTGGCTATCTGGATCCATCCGGGGGTGAGGGATGAACTACTGTCGCTGACATCCATCTTATACCATTTGAAAGTCCATCCCGAGTCAACCGCACCTCCTTTAAGGACCTTTGCCGTCAGACGGCATGATCCACCCTTTTCGGTGATGGCGAAGTTGTCCGGGGAGGCGATGGTGACTTTCGCGCTGTCACCTGACCGCTGCGAGATTGGTATCGGGTATGATGCGCGGATACGGTCAGCGACAGTGCTGTTGGGCGGATTCACTACGGCTACCATATTTATGACAATCGAGGCCCAGCCGGTTAGTTCGGGGAGATTCCGGAGTATCTGCAGTCCATGATATATGTTGCCGCTTCCGGGTGTAATTTTTTTGAACACTCCGGCGTAGTCAGTGTTGAGCGTGCCACCGGCCTGAAGTCCGGATGACAGGCCGTCAGATCCGAAGAGTATGCGGTCATCGCCGATATAATATTCCATGTCGGCGGGTGTGACCGCTCCCTCGCTGCGGGAGTTTGTCAGGAGGAAGTTCAGCTCAGGCCGGTAATAGGGGCTTGTGGTGTCCTCGAAGGACGGCAGGACGGATGTGCCCGCTGTCTGGGAGGCGTATTCCTGAAAGAGATCGCCGGCCGGAGACATTATATTGGCCACGTACGTACCGGACTTCATGTTGAATTTTATGGTACGGGTAGCTGATGCCTTGCTGATCATAGGTCAACCTCGCTTTCTTTGTCATTTGTCACCGTGTCATTGTTACCGGGGACGGCCTTGTCAGTGCCATCCTCTGTGCTGCTGTCGCTGTCCTGATCTTTGTCTTGGATGGATTGCCCTGATCCGTCAGGTTCGTCCGCTCCGTCAGGTTCGTCCGGCATGATGAACCGGTCATCCGTAGCGACAGGGAGGGGTCGGAGCACTGAACCGTCCTGTTCCTGACGCGCTTCCCAAGGCTGAAGGGGGAGCGCGCCGATACGCCCGCAGATCTGAGGAATCTCATAGAGTTTTCCGAAGGCGAGCATGTCTGCCTGCCACAAGAGATAATTCCCGTCAGAGAGTTTCAGACGCAGCCTGTCGACGTTGAGATGGGCTGCGACAAGCGGATTCGCTTTTATGTATAATGCCATATCGAATAGATTGAAATTGTGAATGTAATATCATGTCAGCGGACAAGAAGTATCTTTCCGTCCACGGTGAGTATGCAGCCGTCCACGGTCAGCGCTTTAAGCGGCTGGCGCGGAGTGACATCAAGGGCGAGCACTCCGCCCAATGAGTCCGACATGAGCGATGTGGACAGGCGCGGTGCGATACCTGTGCCTATCTGCTGATATGTCAGGGTGGCGGCGGCCTTGTTGGTGGCCATGAACCAGCATACATCGAAGTTCTCCGAGACCTGCGAATCAGTGAGTATGCTGATTGTGTCACGCACCTCGCAACGTGGAAATATGTACGGAGTGCGCGGGATATTGTAGGGGGCGTCCAGCATGTCGAACCAGTATTCCGGGATGCGGCGTACGAACGTGACTGTACGGACGGGGGTCGAGGGGGTGACGGTCTGCGAGGCCGGATTGCCGGAGGCGTCATACAGCGCCAAGCAGCGGACGGTCAGGGAATCGCAGATGAGGGTTCGGTCAACAGTGAGCTTGGAACCGTCAGCCGAGATTTCACCCCAGTAGTCGAGAAGGCTGTCGCCGACGGCGCTCCATGTGCCGTCATCACGCAGGACTTCCCAGATGAACTTCCGTTGGGAGGCGGGGATGTCTTCCTTCCCGATGCTCAATCTGGCCGTGATGACCTGAAGGGGGTTATGACGTACGGGGTTGTATATGACCTGAGGGGGTGTGTCGATCTCAAAGCGCATGGAGGCCGCTTCCGTGTTGCTGCGCAGGATCTTGGACAGATTGAACCTGAATATCTGGCCTGTACGCGGGTCGACGAACTCTGCCTGAAACGTCAGTGTCAGCGGGAGTGCGGGGTCAATGTTGTGTCTGACCTGTATCTGGCCGGCGTCTGACGATCCTTCCGCCCCTATGATGTAGCCGGGATCTGTGGTGGAGATGATGCTTGTCTTTCCTGCGAGCGTGGCGTACCATCTGATGTTGGCGAGGCGGGAATTGATGTCGCCGGAGGGGATGATTCCGTCAAGGTCAATGACGGAGATATTGGCCCTGACGGTCAGCGGTGTGAGGGTGTAGTCCGGTGTGTATGTACCCGTGTTGGCATCAAATGTCTGTCTGTCCGGGACTGAGCCTGTCACCGTGATGGACTGCGAGGGCTGCAGGGGCTTATAATTGAAGTCGAATCTTCTTGTTACTTTCATGTCGATATTGATGTGCTGTATCAGTATTCAAATGATGTGGATGCGACGGGCTCGGAAGGAGAACCGTCGCGTAACGTGACGGTGGCCGTGAAGCGGAGTGTCTTGGGGGTGTATCCGTTGAAGTCACAGTCGTCGCGCGTGATTGTTATGCTTTTTCCCGCTCCTATGCGTTTTGCCGCCCATGCCGCGTCAGATGCAGGGCGCGGACGGCCTTCCGCGTCCTCGGAATAGCGTGTCCAGACTACATCTGCGTCAAGTATGTCGTCCGTTATGTCCTGATTGTACATCCATGCCACGATTTCCAGCGGGCATTCGAAGGAGTCAGGATCAAAGAGGTAGTCCGTGTCACGGAATTCGACGGTGAAGTAGGGATTGCCTTCAATGAACATCCAGTCCGTTGATGACCATTCAGGAATCTGGCCAGTGCCGGTGACGAGACAGCGGAAACGGCAACTGCCGTACCATACGTCCGATGTCTCGATAACTCCGGTGGCGGGGTTGAGTGTCTGGTAGTAGTATGTGGCCTGAGGGTCATATATGCCACGGTCAACGATCGATACGCGGGAGGCTTCGAGATGCAGCCTGATGGCCTGTTCAAGAATCTCAAGTGCGGTGCGGGCTTTGTTAAGCGCGGTGTCGGCTTCGCGTATGGCCTGTTCGATGTCATCAGTGAGATTGGCCTGATATACCTTGCGCAGCAGCTTCAGCAGCTCTTCAAGGATGATACCGAGGCGCATGGGGGAGATGGAATCCTGAATGATTTCGTTTTTCAGGGATTCTATTTTTGCTTTAAGCGCGGAGACATCGAGCATGGGTGGGAGTTTTTTATGACAAATTTAGCGGGAGGGCGCATGGTGATAAAAGACAAATCACTATGTGTAGCCTTTGCGACGGTAGTAGGCTGTGTCGGCACGGAATTTGTCAGAGTCAAGGGAGGAACAGAACATGCCTTTGAATTCATCGGCAAGGGATTCGGCCATGAAGTCGCGGAGGTTAAGGACGGATGAGTAGTATTTTGTGCTGAACCACCGCCGGGGCTCGCGTGGATGGCCACTCGTCTCGCCTCCACCCCATTTCGGGCCTCGTTTTCTCGGTTCGTCAAGCTTGTGTTCCCTGCGGTAGTCAGCATCAAGGCACTTCACGTCACCGGTATTCCCATGAGGGATTTCGCGTCCTGTGCCGAGATCCTGCCAAAGTCCGTATTCAAGGAAGGTTTGCGACAGTGTGATGTCATAGAACCGGCCGTCAGCCCTGACTTTGAGTGCGAGGGGGGAGCGCCACAGTGAGCCGGTATGATATACGCCCAGCTGTCTTATGCGCTCCTGCCAGATGTCGATCATGGTGCTGTTCCAGCCATTGACGAATTTACGCCTTTCTTCTTCGGCTGTCATTCGGATTCCCATTCGTCAGGATTGTATGTGAGGTCAGTGTATGTGTCGACTGCGATCTGGAAGAAGGCGCAGGCGCAGCCGGTGAAGAAGTAGCGGTCAATCTCGGTGAAGGAGATGCGGGGGTCAATGAATATGCTGTTTTCCTCAAGGCGGATCTTTTCAAGGCATAGGACTGTCATGAACTGCCGGAAGAGCTCGCGCATGCCCTCAAGCATCCGCTCGCGGGCTTTTACGTCGGCGACGGGATGGCGGCGGGCGAGAAAGATGGTTTTGACCCGGCGGGTGTGCGGGGTGTTCTCGATGTCGAGACCTCCCTGAGATTCGTCGCTGACGGCGACGAATGCCTTTGAAGAGTGCATTGTCCCGAGGGCTTCATGGAAGCCTTCGAGGGAGGATACGCGCGCGAAACGGTATTCATGGGCTTTCGCAAGACGGTTTCGGGCGGTGAGACGCTCAAAGAAGGCTGCTGCGTCCCAGTGGAAATTCGAGTCGTTCATTTCTGTACTGGTGTTATTTTTTGTTGTATCTGCGGCGGAGTTCTTCATATTCGCGGGCCTGTGCATCAAGCTCCGTGAGCGCCCTCATTGCGTCAAGGGCGAGGATTTCGCGCTCCTTGGTGATGTCACCCTTGGTGAGTGCCCTGATCTGTGCGTCAATGCCTCGGCGGATTTCGTCATAGGTGGGTGGGAGTGGTTCTTCGTCATTCCCGACTGTCTTAAAGAAGTCCGGGAACTGGACCGATACGAGGTTCTTGACCCCTGCCCACCAGAAAAATATCCCGAGGGTGGCGGCGTCATCCGGGCGGATGTCTTCCTTGCGGTAGAGGATCGCCGCCATCTGTCTCAGCAATGTGTCATCTGGATCGAGCTGGTAGCGCTGCCAGAGTGTTTCGCATGCAAGCCATGAGTCAAATGACAGTCCGGTGGAGAGGTCCGCGGGTATGGCTTCCGCTCCGTCAACGCTGTCGAGCCGGACGGGTTCGAGGGGCGGCAGTCTTATCCAGTCCAAATGCGAGATGGCCGATGCCAGTACGGCTGCAGTGAGTGTGAATTCACGGCCGGCGTGCCGGAAGATGTCGCCGGAGGTGCAGGGGCATACGAGGGTGATGCCTGTCCAGCGGAGGAAACAGAGTGTCTGTACACGCGCTACGGTATTGGCGACGTAGGCTTCACGGGAGGGGAATGCGGTATGGAGGCTGGCGCGGTTGACGGACACCATTGCCGACAGCAGGAAACGGAGCTGTTCCTGTGTCAGCTCAGTCCATGAGCGCGGAACTGTAACGTCGATTGTCATCAGAAGAAGAATCCGCCCTTTACGGTGTTTTTGAATGGTTCGACCCTGAGTTTATCGCCCATTTCAGATTCCCAGATTTCACGGATTTCAGAAGAATATCCGATTTCCCGGATCACGGGTTCGACAAGATGCCATATTTCATGGGGGTCAGGGCAGCGGGTTTTCTGGTCGCGCGAATGGCAGGCAATATACCGCAGCTCGGCACGACGGATCATCTGCCATAGATTCTTTTCGTCAACAGATGCTTCCGGATTATAAATGGCGCCACGAAGCTTAAGCATGAGCTTCCTGCCGAGATATTCATGTTCAAGCTCTGTCTGAAACCTGAGTGCGATGTCACGCATGGCCCGATAGGCGGAGAGCAGGTCCGTATCCCTCTTACAGCTCTGTGCGTCATCGAGCCCGAACAGGAATGTTGCGAGCCAGTAATCCCCCATGGCGGTGTCGCGCCATCCGGGGGTATCGAGAAGCATCATGATCAGGGTCTGGAGGTTTGCGTCAACGGAGGACTTCAGGGAGGCGACGAGGCGTTCGACGCGCTCCTTTGAGGCCGGGGCACGGCCGTCAGTACTTATGACGGCGAAACCTGCGGGGCTGAGTGTGATGTCCAGCGATGGCACCGCCTCGGCGAAGGCTTTGCATACGATTATCTTCTTGGCGAAAATTCCGACCGAAGGGGAAGGTTCATAGCCTTCGCCTATAAAATTGCCGGTGAGCCAAGCTGCGGCGGATTCGAGCCACGGCCTCAGTTTGTCAATGAGCAGATCCTCTCCTTCAACTTCGTGTATGACATTCGGTATCAGGGAGCGTAGCTCGGCATTAGTCATTGTCTGTATCATTGTTTTCAGATTTTGCGGATACTTCTTTTGCGTCGGAGTGTTCGTCAAGAGTGGTCAGCTGCATGAAGGGGCAGTCAACATGCACTCCTTTCCACTTGTTGAAGCGTATTATTATTTCATGTACGAGGAAGAGAATGTCATGATAGGGCTTCTGGAGGGCCTGTGCGATGGTGTAGAGTTCACGTTTGTCCGATCCGGAGTTGTTTGTCTGGGCTTTCCCGGGCACTGAGCCGACGAGGTTCGAGTGGACGCGCATGGTGAAACAGACCATGTTGACGGCTTCGGCGATGTCGCTTTCCCAGTCGCCCCCTTCCTTTGTCCTGCTGTCGATGGAGGTGACGGTTATGTCGGGCGATTCTCCCTTGCCGTCAAGGGAGATGCTTTTCGGTGTGAACAGCACTGCTCCGGTGTTCTCCACGTTGGTGAGGAATTCGAGCATTTCCTGTTTTTTCTCGTTCATCAGTTCTTCCCGCTTCTTGTGGTCGACGATGTGCCGGCTTGTGAAAAGGTTGTCCCAGTAGCGGGGGGAGACCTCGATGACGTATTTTATTGGGGCGGCGTTTTTTAATTTGGATGTCTTGGCTTCTCCGATCAGCCGCTTTATGTTGTACCAGCTTCCTTTGAAAAGGGCTGCGTAGTGGGGGATGGGATAATACATGGAGTCCACGCCCGGAAATTTGGTGAGGATGGCGAATTTACGGACGGAGGTGACTTTATCACCGGCGCTGTTTCCGCGTGTTGCCCGGAGGCCCATGCGCTGCTGGAGATCCTTCCACGGGGAGCGCGGGTCAAGAAGGTCGATTACCTCGACCGTGTCAGATTGCGAGAGATTGCGGAACGGGGCGAACAGTATCTTGGTTATCCGGCCTGTCTTCGGGTCAGCGGGACAGAAGCGGCAGTAACAGGCGGGCTTGCGGTGAAGCTCGACAATCCTGTCGCCGGCATCATTCAGGATTATGACGGTGACGGCGAAGTTGAAGTGTTTGAGGTCCTGACATACGCCGAGGAAGTAGTCAGGCATGGGATTGTCAAGGAGGAAGTCCTCGACTTCCGCCCTGACTGCTTCGGTGGCAGCCCCGGTACAGTATTTAAGGCCGCTGCCATAGCAGACTTCGGCATTGAAGATCTGGCATGTGGAGAGGGTCTCGTCCTTTTCGATAAGGTCAATGAGGTTATAGGGCAGCATGTCATCTGCTCCCCATGTGACGTATTCGATGCCGTCAGGGGTACGGGTGATGTTGCAGTTGTCGGCGTCGCGGAAAACGGCGGCGGTGGAGGTGACGATTGCTGCCCTGACGTTGGTACGGGGGACATGATGGACTGAGAGGGTGTCGAAGCTGTAAGGCTGTGGCCTGTCGGCCGTGTGACTTGTCTTTTTCATTACTGGAGAGAGTGGACTGGGTTTTACAGGTAGACATCGAAGTCATCAATGCCTATGATGCAGACGTCATGGATGGTGCGGATTTCGCCGGACCGTACGGATTTGACTGACCTTGTGCCCTTGTAGCGGTCAAAGCTGAGCGATATGATGTCGCTGAATTCGATAAGGCGGCCTTTAACGGTGACGACCCGGAGCGAGACGCGCTCGCCACGGTCAAGCATGGCGCGTGCCTGTGATATGTGGATGGCTTTTTTCATTGCTGTGGACGGTGGTTTTCTGACTGTGCCGGTGTCAGGTGAATTCGGCTGTAAATTCCTGTGTGAATATGTGTGTGCGACCGGGCATGAGTCCTCCCATTTCATCCAAGGAGAGACGTGGACGCTTCCCGGGGAAGCGGAATGTGAATTTGAGGGATGTTAGCGTGTCATCGCTGTTGTCGGCCTCGAGTGTATGGTCAGTTATTATGACGGGACATTCCTCAATGGATGTGCAGAGGCTTATGTCACGCGAGCCGATGAGCTGTTCGATTTCACCGGCCTGTGCGACGGTGAGTGGTGCTGTCTGCACTTCATAGGTGCGCTCGGAGGTGCGGTTATACTGGGTGAACCTGTCGGAACATACGGCTGTCTCCCGGTCAAATATGGTTTTACGGCTGACTGTGCCGACTATATCGAGGTATTCGACGGCGTTGAATATGTTGCGGAAACGGAAGGTGAGATAAAAGGGGTGGTCAACGATGTAGAAGAGTTTCTGCCGGCGGCCATGGCTGACGGTGAAGTAGGCGGCTTTCTCGACGGGGGCGTTGTCACCGGCCGGGGTGGCCGCGGCGAATCCGATGATGTCACTGACGGCGAATGAGAGGTGGTCAGCGCCGGGGGTGCGGGTGAATGTGCGTTCGGCCGAGGTCAGCGATCCCGCTGCGTCAAACCCTACGAGGCGGACACGGTAGGTGGCCGGCCCGTCCGGGAGGTGGGCGAGGGAGACGGCTGATCCGGTATGCACGATGGTGTGCCCTGAGGCGCACAGGAATGACAGCGCGGGGTCAAAGTCAGCGGGAAGTTCGTATTCGCAATGCAGGGCGGTGAAGGTGGCGGCCACGTCATCAAAGCGTATCTCTATGTCATCGGACATGAGGCCGAGGGCGCGGAAGCGCTCCTCGATGAGCGTGCCGATGTCGGTGAATTCGACAATGCCGTCAAAGGGATAGAGCGTGGTGGAGAATATGATGTCATGCGCGGCGGCAGGACTGCGCACAATCTCGACCGTCAGTTTCGGCCTGTCGGTACTGACGCGTAAGGAGTACAAGGCCGATGTAAGGACGGGCAAATCCGGGGACGGGGGGTTGAGTATCACTGTTGACATGATGCAAATTTATTCTGCGTGGGAGCGGGGATAAAAGACAAACAAGGCGAGTGGCACTACCACATATCAGGAGTGCCACTCGCCGGCGCGGGTTTCCCCCTGCGAGGACGTGGTAAATGCGGGAGGGAGATTTATTCCCTCCCGCGTGGAATCATTCAGGCTGTTCGTCATTCAATATGTATCGTGCAGCTTTTTCAGCTCTTGATGCAGCCCATACAATGGCCACAGGGTCATTTTTAAGAGCACGACGCCAGCCTTGTATATATGCCACGGAATTTCTGAAGGCTTTTTCCGTGTCAACGCCTGTGCGGTGGCACAGCATGGCAGCGGAAATCTCGGCTACAAGTTCTTCACGCGAATAATCTTCAGAACCGAAAAACGTTATACCCTGCGACGCTTTCCGATTGCAGCGTGATTCGGTTAGTGTGGAATGGCTTAATTCGTGGAACGTGGTTGAGTAGTATTCGGCGATGTCTGCAAACTGAGACGGATTCGGGACTTTTACGCTATCGTCAAATGGTCTGTAAAACGCTCTGTCAGATGCAGAGTTATCAAAATTTATATTTTCCCGGCTGATATAGGCTGAAATTACGGCTTCCGCTGTATTATCAAGTGTATGCGTGTAACCTGATGTGTCGATTTGCGGGCAATCTATGCCGTTAATATCGCTCTGATGAAATACGCGGTACATTTTCAGCATTGGTATATTTTTTTTCATCGGAGATTCTGCTTCGTTCTCATCTTTCGAACCTATCACTATATTTGAGTCAACAGTGAGTGTCTTATAGAAAAAAATAGCTTCTGATTTTGCGCCCTTACGGATGTGACCGCCTCGCTCTTTCACTTGTTTAAATGTGAAATAGAAACCCGGACGTTGACCGAGAAGAAGCTGATTTAAGAGGGAATAAGGCTTGTTAGTGGCACCGCTACGGCAGGAGAAAGAAGCCGCCCAAGGCTTTTGCCATGAAATTTCGCCCTTATCGAGCATTTCTATGATTTTGGCGGTGACTTGTTCGTATATTTCAGATTTCATTAGGAAGAAAAGTATTGAATTTATAAAAAAGAAAGGAGAATGAGTATGTAGATTATTTTATGGAAACACTGGCCTGTGCCTTTGCCCGATTGCATATTGCGCCTGTGCGCTGTATTTCCCACAGAAGGAGTTCAAAGGCTCTACGCGCTATATAGAGACCATGACGCTTTTGCAAACTAAAAGCATAATCCATGGCATTTGCCGCATTTGAAAAGATTATTGACTCTGTGGTGGTACGCTCGGCCATGTGATAAATACCTACTGACAGGCGACCTGCTACATAAGTGGCATTTATAAAAGATGGTACGATAAAGTTGTTCGGATTCTGGATGGTGTTGGCTGTCTGTTGCATGGTAATCATTATTTTTTCATGTTATTTATTTGTGATGTCAGCATCCGAAGAAGATGCGGAAGAATGCTTTATTGACCTCTACCTCGAAATGAGCGGAGCCGTTATTAGACGTGCGGCCATTTATCGGATTGGAGGAGAGGTGAGCAGCTTTTATAAGCTCTTGGGATTTATTGATTTCAGGCTTCTGTGAGCCAGCGGGCTGTACTTTATTCATGATTTTCTTTTCCATTTTTCGTCCTTGTTATCGAGTTTGATTTAGCTTTTACATTGCAAGGAGAGGGTGGACGAAAGCTCCAGAGGCAAATTTTTGGAGGAAAATACTCTGCCGCAGGGAGGAAGATTTTCAACCAAAGCGAAGCCCAATTTGCATGGTGCGTGTCTGCCCTAACTTCGCGATGTAAATTGCGTCCAAATCAAACCGGATGCAAGGACTCCGGGAAAATGGATAGGAAAACAAAAAAGATGTACAGCCCGCCGGATCACAGAGGCCGGTGCATGCAGAAATCAAGAAATACCAAGAGAAATGAGTCAGGGATAGAAACCGACAGGCCGAGACTCCGGCTCGGTGCAACGCATGATAGCCCGGCCCGCAGGGAGACTCCATGAAAGAAAAAAAGGCCGTCCACCGGCGTGACCGGGAACGACCTGAGGAGAGATTTTTAAGGAGAGAGGAGAACGGTGTGTCAGGAAGGGGGTGAACGTGTCTTGCGCATGGAATAGCCCACTGGAACGGCTATGGCGATAACCAGTATGAACAGGAGATATATAAGGGGGGTGTTTAAGGATGATAGCGGAGATCCGCGCGTGTCCCGGGTGTCCTGCTGCATGGCGGATCCGCTACTGGCAGAAAGATCTATGTTATCCTGTACAGAGGCGTTGGAATGCCCGCCGGTGTCAATCGTGGCCGAATCCTTTGTTACGGCATGCCCGACGGTGATTGTCATCGGTGCGGGAGGAAGTCCGGGATGTAATGTGTCCGGGGGATAGAATACGATTTCCAGTCCGGACAGTTCCATTGCGCGGGTGGCTGCGAGCAGGGTGTGGAATCCATTATCAGCACGATAAACATGTGTGGCGTCAAGATCAATCCGTGAGGAGTCCGCATAGTCAGTGCGGGTCTGCCTTGAGGAGTGGCAGGAGCAGAAGGAGAGGAGGAGAATGAGTATCAGGATCGGATACGGGCTGGTCAGAAGTCGCATAGCTTGAAGGATGGACATGCTTTGTTTGCAAATTCGTGGTGACAGTGTATGGTCGCTCCGGGATATCTCAGCTGCAGAGAGGCCACAAGATCATGCAATGATTTTTTCTGAGCCGGTGTGCGGGTGTCCTTGGGTGTCACTCCGTCAGTGGCGCACCCGCCGATGTAGCTGATTCCGATGGAGCATGCGTTCTGGCCGAGGCAGTGCGCTCCGACGACGGATTCCGGGCGGCCGGGATGGACGGTGCCGTCGCGGGAGATGACGTAGTGATAGCCAATGTCACTGAACCCCTGCGCAAGATGCCACTGCCGGATCTGTTCTACTGTAAAGTCCTGACCTTCCGGGGTGGCGGTGCAGTGGAGGATTATTTTGGTGATGCTCCGGCGATAAGGGGCTATTCCTAGCGCCGACCATGTCTTAGGGCCGACGATGCCGTCAGCCTCAAGCCCCTGAGAAAACTGATATGTTCTGACTGCTTCTTCGGTGACCGGGCCGAAAATGCCGTCAGCAATGAGCGCGAGGCTCGATTGCAAGGTGCGGACATCCTGTCCGCGGCTTCCTAAGCGTAGTGTCTGCATGATGGATCGGGTTTTGTACGGTGTTCAAACAGGGTCATTATCACAGGATTTTTTTATTTCGATATTCATAAGCGAGCCGGCTATGGCGATGATTTTGGCGAAGAGGATGAGGGTGACGTTGCTCAGCTGTCCGACGGGAGGGCTGAAGAAATCGTAGAGGATGAGCGCCACGGCCACTATGATCAGTGTGATTCCGAGAATGTGGCGGTGGGTCTGAATGGTGGACTTTTTCATTGCGGAGAGTGATGGATGATTATGGCGCAAAGTTACGCCGGGATGTATTTACGGAAAAAGACAGTACGAGTCACATGACGCCGGATACGTCCATGAATGAGCTGCCGAAGTAGGGGAATTTCTCACAGCCGATGTAGAGGGTGTCGAAGGCGTCGGTGCCATCGGTGCGGAGTTCGAGGCGGTCATCCTCGGTCTCGGCCAGTTTTTCGCCTGATTTGTCCTTATGGAAGCCGTTGCGGCCACGGGTGACTCCGGCGGACTGTACGGCGAGGATCAGATCGTCATTGTTCTGGCGGTTGAAATATGGTGTGAGACGGTTTTTGCCGGCAAAGGCGTTGTTGATGAGATGGTATTTTTCCTCGTGGCGCATTGGATTGCCAAGCGGAATTGCCACGATGTGCCATCCGTGTTTTTTGAATTCGTCGATTATGGTGTACCTGAAGTCGACCGAGTTGACCGCATAGTTAGATCCGAGAGCGGTAGTGTCATAATAATAAACCACCGTCTTACATTTGTGATGTGCGTAATACCGGCAGAATTCAGCTATCAGTGCCGGCAGTTTGCGTTCGTATTTAACATAGAACGATTTCAGGATATTCAGGCGGTTCAGGCTCTCGTCAGCCTGTCCGGCTACAATCCAGTTGATGTTGGCATTGTAGTCCATGCCGATGCAGATAGGACGGTAGGGGGCGAGGTCGCGGTCAGCACGGCAGTCAAGTGCGTCAGGCTGGAAATCGTAGCCGAGATTGTCGAGATACCCGAAATCGCTGTCGTTGTATTTGTGATCCTCTTTCATGGATGAGTAGAAGCCATCGCGGGCAATGCCTATCTTCCGACACATTATCGAGGTCTGGAAGGTGAGGGGCGTGAGGTCGCGTTTCATATCGCGAAGGTATTGTTCGCCCAGCAGTTCGACGTTTTCGACCGAGGAGTATTCGCGATAATATGTGGCCACTGAGCGGAGCTTGTTGATGTTTGCGTCAAGGCGACGGAGATGGCCACGGAGGTATGCGGGCGGCTCGATGCCTTTTTTCCTCATTTCGAGGATTTTCTGTTTAAGCCTCCATTGCTCGTAGACTCCTGCCTCGATGGCTCGGATGATTTCCGGGTTCATCTTCTTTTCGTATTCGAGAAACCATGAGCCTTTTTTACTCTGCGGCATGTCGGAAATAATTAGGACAGCATGGTTGAAAGAATGGCGAGAGAAGTGAGTCTTGATACCACCATTGGCGGGGAATGTTTCCTCATGTAGAGCGACCGGGTCAATGAACTTTGCCTCGTCGATAAGGAGCCAAGAGAGAGTGAGACCGTTTGATGAACCGGCACGGTCCTGAGAAATCATAATGGCTACAGAGCCATTATAGAAAGAGATTACATTTTCCCACTGGTGCGGCTCGATAATAGGAGTGGCGAAGGACTTAGGCGGTCGACGCCCTACAACGTAGTGAACGCCTTTTTTATAGCCCCATCTCGCCCATGCGGCAAAAAGAGCCGGAAGTGTGTTTGTGAGGCCATGCTTGAATGTAGGCACGACAATGCCGCCCGAAGACCCGGACATGCGTTGCATCATCTTTAGGGCGTATGGGGCCGCTATGGAGTCGGTTTTACCAGTACGACGCCCGGCGACGATAACAGTAGTTCTCGCAGCTACAAGTTGGGCCATCATCTGCGGGCGGTTGAAGTATGTCGGTTTAGCCTTGGGGTTGGTCAGTTCCATCGGAGAGAGGTGCAAAAAGTTGTTTTTCTTCGAGGTCGGCTTCTTCGAACTCGACATCATCAATGTCACGGAAATCGCGCGACAGCTCCTTGGTGAGCCTTGCGATATAGTTGTAGGCATCGGGGATGGGTTCAAGCCCGAGTACACGGACATCGAGTGTGGCGCAGAAGGGCTGAATGACGATATCGTCATATGGCATTGTCATCTCATCCTCCATGTCGACGCGGTTATATTTGGCGTAAGAGGCTGCGACGCGTTCCATAGTTTTCGTGTCCTTGCGTGCCTTGGCCATTGCATACGTCTCAAGAAACATTTCATTTGCACGCGCCCTGTGGAAATCGCGGGATTTCTGCGAGAGGAGAGGCACGAGCTGATGAATGATATTTATATCAGAATAGGCCGTCGACTGCGAGACATCATATCGAGACATGATGGCGTCGCGCAACTGGCGGTCTTTCATTGACGGATTCGCGAGCCAATAGTTATACATCTCGCGGAGGCGCAGAACGCGCTCAGCGAGGGCGAGCGGGTATTTTTCGCGCAGCTCGTCTTCGGCGGCAAAGAGGTCGACCTTGCAAGCCTCAAGCGGAGAGAGGAGATTGGGCATAAAGGTGTGGGATTTTTGCGCTATTCGTCATCTTCCATATCGAGCAATGCCCGCTCTGACATCTCCAGAGCCACGGGCGAACCGACACGGGCGAGCATGGCCATCTGTTTGCGGTTCTCGATTTTCTGTGAGAGTTTGCCTTTGAAGTAGGCCTTGCGCGCTGGAGAGTCGGCCATTGCGATATCGCTCTTGAATTCCTCTTCGGGAAGGTCAAGGGTGATCGCTATTTCGGTAGGTGTGATGTAGAGTGCCGCCATCTGTTCAATGGTGGTCAACTGTCTGGCTGAATATATCATGGAATGGTACTGATTGGCGGGTTATTACATAATCGAGCTGCTGATACAGGCTGTCAAACACGGCAGTGTCGGTGGTGATGAATCCGGATTCGTAGCGATTGCCACGGGTAAGGTTCTGCGACATGACGACGGCCACTTTCCATTGCTCATTCGATACGAGCAGGATTTTTGAGTGGTTGTCGGCAAGGTGGCATCGTCCGATTGTCTGTGCGATGAACGGCCATAGCTTCAGTGTCTTGTTCGTGGCCTTGAAATCAAGCACGATGTCAAGAGAGCGCACAAGGCCTTCCTTTTCGATGAAAAATATCCGGCGTAGAAATTCTTCAGAAATCGAGAAGGAGGTCATCCGTATGTCCGCCGGGCCTGTCTGGGACAGCGTCCATCTGAGGATGTCGGCTACCTGCAGCGCATTGCTCAGATATGCCTGACAGCCTTTCCCGGAGAGCGGTGACAGGATGTCGGCTATTGATTCACGGCGGTTGATCATATCAGTCCGGCTGCTGCCATTTTTTCACGGATGGTGACCGTGGGGGAGTCAATTTTCGCATACGTGGCCCGGATGCGGTCAGCCAGTGCGTCATCGGGATTGGCGGGGTCATATTTCCCGAGGAGCAGATGTATTACGCGCGCGGCATTCCGTGATTCTGAACGCGGATCGGTGACGAGCTGCACTGATGCGGGCGGTGTGCCTTTGATGTAGTGGTCATACCGATTCCAGTTCTCCCGGTAGAGTGTGTCGAGGGCGATGATTTCCTTTGCCCAAGGGTAACGGTCAGAGTCAGGGCATGTGGAGTTCTCGGGCGTGATCATCCGTATCTGCAGATGGCACTCGCGTATTTTGCGGTGAATCTCTGCGTTATCGAGATACAGCTGCCTGATTTCGTCCGGCAGTTCGTCATGGTCAGCCCGTTTGCCTCGCTGCAGCTCTGTCCGTCCGGTCAGCCCTTGAGTATTCCCAAGTCCATGTGCGCGTGCGATGGCGTCAACTTCGGAGAGCATGGAGCTGACCTGACTGTGCGTTATGTCGGCGAGACGGTTTTTGTATATCTTATTCAGGTGATATTCGATAGTGCCGGCATGACGCGCGAGATTGCGGGTGACGTTGGCGTACAGGATTCTGTTCCTTGTGACCCGCAGCAGTAGATCCGCTCCTTCATGGAGGGAACGCTGCGAGGGTTCTGTTTCAAGCCATTCCTTGATTTTAGGGGTGAGTTCGAGGTCGATCATACATTAAATGGTGTTTTTACTTTGGCTCATCCGGCAATGCTCCGGTGGCTCAAAGCTTGTTGTTTATTCCGGCGACAAAGAGTGTGTTCCTGCCGTGTGCCAGTAAAAGTTCGTGCATGCCCCTGAGGGTAGAACCGGTGGTGACAAAGTCATCGAATACAATGACATTAGGCTCTGCCGGGAGTATGTTAAGCGTGAAGACCGCGTTGATTCTCTGCCGTGAACGGCAGATGGCGACATCCTCGTAGAAGGGGATCTGCAACCGTTCGCCGATCTGCCGGCATATAAGGGTGGCAAAGTTGTGCTCCTTGTGGCGGCGTTTGGGTGAGGTGCAGATACACCAGTGGCCGGCGGATATGGCCGTGCCGAGGTAACTGATGAGAAAGTCCGACACGGCTTCCGCGAAATGCGGTATTTCAGCCGGGTCAGACTTTATCTCGGAAAGGGTTCTTCCCATGAGTGACTTTTGCCACAATGACAGAAACCATAGTCCGGCCCGTGGCGTGATTCTCGGGCGAAAGGTGAAATTGCACCTTGCCTCTGTGGTTTTGTCCCATGCCTTGCGCTTGCTGACGGCGAAGATGTCCTTGACGGACGAACGGCCATCGCGGGACGGATCACCGAGGGCCGGCGAGCCGTCAGCCACCTCGAAGTCCGCGAGGATGGAGGTGATGCCGGCCAGCAGCCCTGCGGTGTTCCCGTCAGCGGGTTCAGGCTGCTTCATTGATGATGCCGTCCTCGGTTTCGATAGGACCGGTATAGAAGGGGGTCTCCACGGGGTCATCCGCTTCGACAAGGATTGTCGTGCCGGCTGTGCCGGTGGCGCCCTGTCCGTTGTCACGCGAGGGAGATACGAGCGCTCCGTCATATTTCTCGCAACCGATCACGCGGTATTTGCCCCTCATGTCCTCGACGAGCACGACGATGCGGGTGTTGATGAGCGATGTGGAGGCGCTGGCGGCTTCCTCGTCAATTTTCGGATGAACGAACGAGCCTGTGACCTTGAATGTGCGCGATGGTTCTTCGCCCTGTGGCTCGGATTTGAACTCGGCTTTGCCGGGAAGGTGGTCCAGCGCATGCCATTTCTCGCCTTCGGCGAGCTTGAATGCCCCGGTGTAGACTGATGACGTCGGGCGTTCGTATTCGTCGACGGGGATTTCTGGCCAGCCGACAATCGCGCCGAGGGCTATGTACCAAGCACGGCGCTTAATGCCCGGTGTGACGGGCGCACCCTGACAATATTTCATATCGCGCAGGGTGCTGAAACATTTGTTGTTAGTAGCTTCTGACATAATTCTGCATGATTAGCGGTTAGGCGGCGAGATCGATGAAGCGGAAACGGCGCGGGTCGATGGTGCGGAACTGGAATCCGAGCCACATGTCGGAGGCCATGGAGAGGTCATAGTGGCCTGAGCGCATGATATCGACCGATGTCTGGTCAGCGTCATTGTAGGTGCCGTAAAGAAGGTTTGATGTCTGGGTGACGATTGCCTTGTCTGTGCCGTCAAGTTCGGGTACGGGTATAAGTGTGAGCTTATGGCCGGAACCTTCGACATAGGGCTGGTCATACTGCTTGTTGTAGACGAGGCCGTTGTGCGTGAGAAGATATGATTCGTTATAGGCATCCGCGAATGAGGTGGGGCAGAGCATTACGTTGTTCTCACGGCGGAGGAACTGGTTCGACGAGAATACGATCTCCTTGGCGATGTCACAGGCATTCGCGTTAGTGACGGCCTCCCCGACCTTGTAGAGATTGCCTTTGGCGACGGATATGTTGCCGTCCTCGATTTCCTGCTGGGCGATGGTGAGAAGGCCGTCGCAGAGGTCAAGGGTGGTGTCACCGTCGGGGTCGCGCTTTCCGGTGAAGGCGCACTGTGCGATGTGCTGACCGCGGGCTTTCACGAGCTGTGCGAGCACGAGGAAGGTGGTGCCGGCTTTTTTGATGGCTTCGGTTATTACGGGGTCATGGTAACCGAGGGGGATGTCGAGATAGTCGACGGGTGCGAAGGTCTCGATCACGTTGCCATGAAATGTCTCGATTTCGCGGTAGTCGATGTTTACGGATGCTTTGGATACGCGGTCGCGCTTGAAGGGGGCGAACTGCGATTTGCCTGATATTTCTCCGAAACGGCGTTTGCCACGGAGCTTCTTGACAGGCACGAAATATTTCAGTACGTCAGCGGCAGCACGGATGGGGAGCTGTCGGAGGACGGGATCCCACTGTATGCAGGTGTCCTTATACTGCTGAAGCACTTCGTCTGTGATGACGATTTTTGCTGAGTTGTCTGACATTGTGGAGAGAGATTGAGGTTAGAGGATTAGACGAGTCCGTCGCAGAGGGCGTCGCAGATTTTATCGATGTCGAGGCCGTTGAGAGGATTTGTGTCCTTGGAGGTGTCGGTGACACCGGTGGTGGCAGAGGCGGGCTCTTTGACGAGGTCAGCGATCTTTGCGTTGAGCTGGTTGATGGTGCTGTCTTTCTCGGTGATTTTTGCATTGAGGCCGTTGACGGCGGCTGCATGCCCTGACAGGGCGTTCTCAATGCTGACGGCCTGTTCTTCAGTGATGGTGAGCTTGCCGTCAGCAACAGTGACCGTGACACCGAGAAGGGCGGCGATGGCTGTGAGCGGTTTTGACATTTGATGATCGGTTTGTGCTGCCGGGGGCATTCGTGCCTCGGCAGCGGGTTTGGATTGTTGAGAGGTGAATAACTGCGCGAGACGTTCAAGGAATGATCCTTTCCTGACACCGACCGGGGGCATGGGGATTCCCTCTTTTGCGAACGCGTCAGCCACAACATCGGTGATTTCGGGGGCTGCGTCCTCCGGATCATCGGTGATTTCATCGACAAAGCCCCATTCGAGCGCCTGTCTGGCGGTGAGCCATGCGCCTTCTTTCATGAGGGCGAGCAGCTCGTCCTTTGGCTTTTTGCAGCGCGAGGCGTACATGCCGGCTATACAGCCGTCGATGGTGTCATTGTCCTTTCTGAGTTTTTCGAGGTCGGCGATATGGGCGGCGAGTTCGTCGGCGTTCATATAGTCCCACTCGAAAACCACACTCATGCACTTGTGCACGAGGAAGAGGGCGTTTGCGTCGATGGAAACGTGCTTGGCCCCCATCGAGGCGATGGTGGCTGCGGAGGCGTTCATGCCGACGTAGTGGCAGTGGACGTTGCCATGTAGCTTGAAGAGAGAGGAAATCGAGAGGGCTGTGTTGACACGCCCTCCGGTGGAGTCAATCAATACGCAGACCTCTTTGTCCTTGTGTCTGTCAAGGACGGCGTTGACCATGTCGGCGGAGAAATCCCAGTCGCCGACATAGCCCTTGAGGTAGAGATTGTAATTTTTTGGCATAGCGGTTGATTGTCTATGCCGCAAAATTATGTGGCGCGGGCTGCGTGGTAAAAGACTATAAAGGCTGTCAGATGATGCAGGGGAGCACTGATTTCTGTGCGATGTGGGTGACATTGTAGGTGCGGACTGCGGGGCTGCCTCCCGGCTCGCCTGTGGTGTCCGAATAGTTCATCACCGGGAACCGTCCTTCGCGTGTGCCTACGAGATATTGTTTTCCTCCCGCACCCGTGACCACGAAGGCGATGTGCTCGCCTTCGGGCAAAGGGTGGACAGTAGTGAATTCCAGTGTCGATTTTTCCTGTCGTGAGCCATTGACCTTTGTGCCTTCCCAACGGAGGGTCGGGCGGCCGACGAATGCGACCTGTTCCGACGGGGCTGCGATGGCGATCATGCAGCCGCAGATGGATTGCAGCATCAGTCCTGAAGGAAGGTCAGTGCAGCGGACAATCTGAATTTTTCTGATTCCGGGAAGGGTGTGGAAACTCATGGCTACGGGTGTTTCGGGTGGATTGGACGGGATGTGCGTTCTGGTAATTATCGCTTTTGAAGTCAATGGGTATTAACATATTTTAACTGCGATGCGCTTGACTTTTTTTCCGCATGCGTGAGTACATCTGGCGGATGGTCTCCCAATTGCGTTCGGAGCGGTCAATGCCGTGGCGGTCCATGAAGTCATAGATGATGTCGGTGATCTGGACATCGTGGCTGAACAGTTCGTGGAGCTCGTTGAAGAGCGTGGCCTGAAAGAGTTTCTTACAGGCGGAGATCAAGGCTGACTGTCCTGTCGGAGAGAGGTAGTTGAACGTGGCGGGATTCAGCCCCTTGAATGTCGGTACTTCCACTGGTAGTGATGAGTGGCCGTGGTCATGCTGACTGTGGCCGGGTGACTTGCGTAGTAACGAGGCGAGGACGGCGCGGGGGGCTGAACCCCTTGGAAACACTACTCTCCCCGATTCTGAATCCCAGAAATCATGACGAAGCCACTGTTCAAGATATTCAGGCGGATTGATGTAGACTGAAAATTGCGACATGTGATAATATACTATGGTTTATGTTAACTGATTATATATGCAAATTTATAAAAATTCGATAATTAATTAAATTACATTCTCAAACAGTTAAATATAAAACCGGGATTTCCATGCGGTCAGGTGCGATTTTGCTGTGCATTCGTGCGCTTTCGTGCATTTGTCAGTATCCCAATACATTACGGGCGTACTTTTTTGTGCGGAATGTGCTGCGGAAGTGTACCTTCCAAAGTGTGATTTGTACATCAGTGCAATCGTGCGCAAAAGTGCAAAAATCGTGCGCTATCTAAGTGGCTGATTTACAAATGTAAACACCTATTCTGTACGAATGTACTCTTTTTTACTCTTACAATAGGCGGGAGAAAAAAATAATTATAAGGATTGTTCGCTATGAATGTAAAATGGTTTATAACAGCTCGTTGCATCCAATGTCCTTTGCGGGCGGTACGTGGCATGCGACGGGCTGCCGGGTGATACGCGCCTCCCCGCACCCCTCCGCACGGAAGCCGGGACTATGTGCGCCTGTGCCATTTCCGCACGTGTGCACAATGGTTTCCAAAATCCTGCCTCCGGGGGTGCGGGGGCGGCGGAGTATCATTAAAACAGATGTTGCTAACTCGATTACAGAATGTTTGTCTATTCAGCAGAGAATGTCTAATTTTGTGCCTATAATGGGCTTTTAATGCGTTTACGTGATACGTGAAAATGTATTATATATGGGAATACCGACGGCCTGAAAAAAGAATACCTCGGCCTGAAAAGAGAATACCCCAGCCTGAAAAAAGAATACCGAATCTGATAGGTAATCGCCGTCTATATATTGTACTTTAGATTTCAACCCATCCCTATTATTCCAACAAGAAAGGAGCGCGGCACATCGTTGTGAAACGATGTGCCGCTTGTCATGAGGGGGAATGGATGAATGTTCAGGTGTTCCGGCGTTCGAGCAGCCATCCGGCTTTGCCGTCATGAATTATGGTGCGGTAACCGAGATACATCATGGCTTCGGCTACGTCATTAAGCTCCATGTCGACCATATCTGCGAGATCAAGGATTATTTCCTGTGAGGTCATGACCCGGAAGCGTGTGCGTTCAGTGGGGTCAAAGGCGCGGGTCGGACGGTACTGCGTGTTGATGAAGCCTTCGATCACGCCGAGAAACCGGGGCTTGCGTGAGGCGTTCTTCTTAACCTGCCGGGATTTGTTATTTCCTTCTGTATTCATAGGTACGGATTTTGTAGTTTGTTTTCGGTTATATAACTGTCGATGGCATTGCGGAGCCTGAATAAGTCACCGGCATAATCGAGGGTGATAATTCCATTGCATTCAATGTGGCTGGTGACTTCGATTTCATATTGCCCGTAATCCGGTTCTCCGGACTCTGTGTAATGGGTGCGTTTGCCGATGGTGATGTCCGGCATGGGGGTGGTGCGGCTCATAGCCCTCCTCCTTTCCCTATCGTGTAGTCCTTCATTACCGGGGTGAGATGGATGGTGAATGGCCGATTGTCGGTGAATGCCTTTGCTCCTGCTTCGGTGACAACATATATCTGCGATGAAGCTCCCATGTTGAGCTTGCCGGCGGTAAATCCGGATGTACGGACGGTCATCGGCTTCAGACGCTTGTTTTCCGTGCAGAGGGATTTCATTTCCTCTGTCAGATACTGCGGAATCCGGGATGCCTCGCCGTAATGGACAAGGGCATTGTTATAACGACGAAAAACGGAATCAGCGAGCAGCCGTCCGAGCTTTGTGGTGGACTGGAGTATGTTGACCGTAACAAAGTATTTCATGCCTGACCTCCTTCCTCGCTATCGACAGGGTGTAGGATGTAGTTGAATACGGTAGTGACGCAGACCGGGCATACTTTGCCACGCTCGACGAGATAGTTGTCGAGATCGGCTGTTGTGAGGCCGGATTTACGGACGCGATTTGCGAAATAGGCGACATTGCCGTCCAAGCGCTCCCAGTTCTCAACGATATGGCTTGTAACCGCGAACAGCAGGTCATCTGTAAATCCCATCATTTGTCACCTCCTTTCCCGGCAGAGGATATGAATGCTCCGATTATGGACAGGGGTAGCCCTATGAGTGTAATGACGGCAAGAAGAATTCGTGAGTTGTCAGATCCGGTGGCTGCCGTGTGCATTCCGGCGAATATTGCCGAAATGGCGCATAGGACGCATATACCGGTAACGAGGCGGGACGGGGTACAAGCGCACTTCACCGATTCCCATGCCATCGAGAGGGTGCGGGAGAGGCGGGCAGTGATAGGGGTGGAATACCGGGCGCTGATAGTAGGGCCTGTTAGGATTACGAGGGGCGAGCTTGATGGTTTGCCCGGAACCTTGAAAAGAATGGATTGTTGCATAACTTCGACGTTATGGGTTATAGCATATAGGCAGACTAAAAAACGGCTACCTTTCCGTTGCTATAACCCATAACGTCAGTCCCCGGAGGGCGATATTAAGTGTTCGGAAAGGTAGCCGTAGAGCTACTTATGTGAATTGCTACCGACGCGAATGTCGGGAGCAAGAGGGCATAAAAAATGCCCGAAGTTATGTCGAGCGTCTAAACCTCCGCTCCGGGTAACGGACAAACCGTTATGGATTATAGCACTGCAAAATTACTATAAGAAATTTACAATGGCAAATTTTATAGGAGAAAAATTTGAATTCAAATCAATTATTGAAGTTCTTGGATATTTATAGTAATGTCAACGGTGTCTCCGTCTTTCATTGTGCTGAACAGATGTTCACTCATCGTGTATGGCGTTTCTCCATTCAGTGAACTGAATGTGAGAACCACGGGTTCCTCGCTATCAATACGATAGAACATATTGAGAGGATATTCCTTTTGAGTGCCTCTTAGTTTACCTTTAAGCTTAGTCCAAGAATTAAGGCTCAGAGCTTCGATTATAGGAGTGGATTTGAGCGGTATGTCAAGTGCCCCGTCGATTATGGAACATGGGAGATAATTCTGAAAGACAGTATCAAAAGAACGAACTACTACAGATTTGGAGATCATGTTATTCCGGACTTTTACACCTACAAGAACTACCTCCGGGGAGAAGAGCGAAACCGTGTATGGGATAAATAAGGAGGCATGGTGGCAGTAGATTTCTCCGAAAGCCTTAGCCCAGGTGATTCGCAATGAAGTATTCATTTCCATAATGGCGTTTTTATGAGAGAATAGATAGCAACTCTGGTTCATATATGACACGTATGTCAAAACCATCAGTGCGAAGTTCTTCTATTTTTCGCAGTTTTGATGGACCTGCGCCACTACCGACGATCACGATGTTTGTTTTCCTAGATATGGATGTATTTATATCTGCTCCTAACGCCTGGAGAATCTTTCCCAGTTCATCGCGGTTAGGATAGGCCGAGAATATTCCGGTGATTACAGTACGGGCGTGGAAGAAAGGGGTGTCTTTGTTCTCAATCAAAGAGTCATCAATAGCATCAAGAGTGTTTCGCTCATATTTCTTGGCTTTCATCTGGGCTCTTGCCGCAGTGATTCCGCCCTTAAAAGTACTTGTCTGCATTGAGCCATTCTCTGCGAGCATGATTTTAGCACAAGCCAAAGCATCATCGAGGGCATCATGGTGGCACCCCATTTCTATATTATGCTTTGCACATGCGTCTTCAAGCGAAAGACCAGTCATTTGGTAGGTACAGAAAAAACGGAATTTTGATGGATCTGTAACACAACAATATCGATTCATTTGCTCGTCCCAAACGGAGCTGTCGAATTCTGCATTGTGGCAAACTAACACATCATTGCCTATAATTTTCTTAATTGTAGGCCATAGCTCCTGAAAAGTTGGGGCGACGGCTACCATTTCGCGAGTGATACCATTGACCGCAGAGTTGTCCTTATCTCTGTGATCCGGTATGGGATTAATCATGGAATAGAATTTCTGGACGATGTGTCCTGCTACGACTTTAACAAGACCAATAGCACATGCGCTCGAACGTTCCGCTGTGAATGTCTCAAAGTCCAGTGCGGTAAAGGAGTGTAATTTTAGCATATAAGAATGGATTGGGTTCGCAAATATACAATAAAAAGGAAACAATGCAAAACACCCCCGCCGGAATTGGCGAGGGTGTGTGTCCGGCCTTGACGGACATTGTCAAATTAAACAAGGCTGAATTAGATAGAGTCGGCAGCTCGACGGATGCGGTCCGATAAATCGCAGAGTGCCTCTTTGAGCTGCATGGCTTCATCAGTGGTAAATCCACCGGCGCCACCGTTACCGTCGATTCCATCGAGTTTGTGATACAGCCACGAACTCGACTTGCCGAAATAAGTTCTTGCAATCTCGCGCCATGAAATAGCTACGAGGATGTCGGACATTTTACTTTTTACGTCCGAAATCAGTGTTTTTGTTTGGATGACTGTTTCCATATCGTTTTATTTTTAAGCCCTCCCCCTCGATGAGAGGGAGGGCGGTTTGTCAGGGAAGGTCTGTCAGTTCATCGACGAGTTGCTGAATGTAGTAGAGCAGTTGGGGATAACCGTTTGGGAAACTCTTTTGATAGTTTCGGATGGCTCTTATCAGCTCCTCCTCTTTTTCTGTCAGTTCGATTTTTTCTTTTCGTATTCTCATTGTGATTACTTGTTTAATTTGACACCACAAAATTACTACGAATTTTCGTATTAAACAAATTTGAAGGTCAAAAAGATTACGAAAATTCGTATTTTTTCATACGCCCCGTTTGCAATCGTTGAGAGGAGTTTTCACAGGGGAAATTGGGGGGGTCGAGTGTCCCGCAGAAAGTTCATCGGGCGTCGGATACTTGGCTACCAACAACGACAATTCAAGGCGATACCGCTCAAATCCGGAATTGCCGTAGGCGTGATACACCTCCCTTGGAGAAAGTAACCCGCGGCGTTTCATCTCCTCGAGGGTACTTTTCTGAATGGCCTTCTCAGTTTCGCGGAGTAGAGCGCATTTGAGGTCATGATGAGCGAGCGGAGGAATATCGACCTCACGAGCGATTTGCAGCCGTAGAGGTTCGACGGAGAATTCTCGCAGACGAATCCCGGCAACATTGTTGTCGGGTGCAAAAATTCTGGGCCGGAACAACCATTTTGTCAAATAGCTGCCTATAATAAACCCTATTGCGAGAGCGCCGATTATACTGAGAATCGTGGTAATCATGAGAACAGTGTCGGTTGTGGGTTAAGACGCTCATCTTGCAGCTTTGCAAGCTGTTCATCAACTTTACGGATTCGGACATTGGCGGTGTTGATACACTCTTTGGACTTGGAGATTACCCGAAGGCATTGTGCCTTTTCGTCGAGTAGAGCTTTCTCTGCGCGGTTCTGCTCTTGCTGACGCCGGGCAGATTCGTTGAAATGTACATAGTCTACAGCCAAGACTCTGCAAAAGTGGAGTGGTTGTCGCGCAGAACCATTTGGGTCAACGGCAAGGAAAAAGACTTTGAAAATCATAATATCCAAGGTGTTATATTTTAATTACATTCAGATATGTAAGTTCTCCTTTGTAGGAGAAGCCTCTGTTTTTAAGTTCTTCTGCAAGCTCACGCATGGCGGCTATGAGCTGAAGTGGTTGTTGGCCTTCGAATTTTGGATTGTAAGCCTTAAATGCAGAGGGGGGGTAACTGGCGGAGACTCTTTTCCCGATGGAAATCCTTGATTTCTGACAGGTTTTGCAGATTGAAAGATGTCCGGACTTGGAGCGAGAGTTGCGGGAAAACTCGGAAAGAGGCTTGAGTTCGTTGCATGATGAGCAACAAATAAGATCATTGGAATTCATTTTGTGGTATTGTTAAGTGAATATATATAATCGTTTTCGTGATCGAACACCTGATTGCCGATGATCGAGGCGTATTCATCGCCGCGCTCATGGGTGATATCGAGGCAAAGGTCGACGCGGTCAAATTCGCCATTGAATGTATCGGCGATTGAGCGGATCGTGGCAGCTGAGGCACGTTCCGCGGAGGCAAGACGAATGAAATATCCGTCGGGGTGCTGCTCGATGACGGAGAACCCGGCAGGGATTGACTCAGAGGCGACGGCTGCATGAGGCTGAGCCGATGAACCCGAAAGCTCGTTAGACTGAGAGCAGCCTACCAGAGCGAGGGCAAGTAGAATGGAAAGTTTTTGTACCATGGTTGATGATTTAGAATAGTTCTGCTTGAAGGAGCGACGCTTCTCCACTACGGAGGTCGATGCGTGTATCTTCTATGAAATAATCAAGATATAGAAGCATAAAGCCGATTGCATACAGCTTTGCATCGCGCTGAGAACGGAATCTTCCGAGGGCTGCGGTAGGCTGCTGTACGGATGTCCGGCCATTTGCCCAGTTGACGGCATAACCATAGACCCACGAGCCGTCAGGGAGCAACGATGAGAAGATTGTGACGGATTCCCGGCGGGCTTTAGTGACGCGCCATGTCGATTGTGCCTCTACCGGGCTGACATCTTCGAGAAAGTCGATTTTAAGATACTCGTAACGATTTTTGGTGCTCATACATTTCGGAGATTTTGTTGAACTTGGCACGGAATATCTTTGAAAGACGCAGTGAGGCGATTGCATTGTGCCTTGATTTGAGGATTGCGCAACGGCCACGGTTAAGCATCCATGAAATAGTTTCATCAGTAGCTCCTTCATGATACAGAAGGAGGATTACAAACTGTCTGGCCTCGACTGCGGGCCATTTGCGCGTACCGGATAGGATTGTCGATTTTGCCACGCCCGTAAATTTACTTACGACGGAGATGGCGATTTCTTTGTTGTCCATATATAAGTATTTAGAATGGTTTGGATTCCTTTTCTTTGGCTGGAGAGAATACCTTGAAGTATTCTGCCCCTCCGGATTTATCATCCGAACCGATGAAAGATTCTTCGGGGTGTAGCGGTTTCCAGTCTGAGTAATAGACTTTCTCGGCATTAGGACGGTCAATGTTAAAATCGTAGCCCTTGAATTTGCAATATGCTTGGATTTTCCCCTTGAAGTTTGTACGGGTAACGCCATGCCCGGCAGGGCCACCGGCGTACTCGAAGAAAGAGGCGACGAGGTCAGCGCGTTTAATACGGTCGTTGAGATGAGAGCCTGACGGGTCGAAATATTCCTCGGCCCACTGATAGAGGACTTCCGACATCTCCTGTCGGAGAGTGCGTAGCTCGATATTCTTCATGGGCGGAGGAACAGCCCCGGCGCCCTCACGCGCCCAGCAGTTCTCGAAGGAGCGGAAATAGAACATGACACATTCGGCCATCAGATTGTCAAAAAGATTCCATTGTTCTTCGTCCCAGTCGTCGAAAAACATGTGATGGAAGTCATCAACGAGAGTATGATCGGGATTGTACCATGTTGAAAACTCCATGTAGATGATACGGCGCTTTGTGGCCGCCTCGTTTGCTTTGTTGATAGCGTGGTTTGTTGTAATCAAAATTTTCGGGGAGTCCTCAAGCGGTATGCAATATCTGTCTTTGCCTTTGGGGTTGACATACATTGGGCCGGTAACCATTGCGAAAAGGTTTTCAAAGGCAAAGTTTGTCTTAACGTCATCGAGGAAGATATTGCGAGTGGCTTTGGTTACGCCAGACAGAAGGAACTCGTCATCGCGTTTCATCTGCTTGCCGTCTATGAAGAACTGCGAGACAACATGGCCGATAGCGTTTCCGACTATCGACTTACCGGCGCCGCCGTGGCTCTGGCCGACCTCAGACATGAGGTGATCCTGAATTACTACGGCCTTACGCTCGGAGGCGTATTTATAATCACAGAGCAAGAAGCCGAGCGTCGTGATTTTATTGACGATATGATGAATCCACTCGAAGGTTTCATCGTCGGAGAGTTCCCGGGGCGCGTCATAGGAGAAGAAGTTATTTGATGTGTTGACAAGGAACTGCAGGAACTCGCAGTTGGCCGCCTCGGGGGTATATTCGATATAGAATTTGTCGCCTATCTTTTGGATATCCTTAATGATTGGCACTCGACGGAAACGGCGGGGGACAATTCGGCTTCGCCACACTTGGCTGATTGGCTTGTTGGGCGTGATGTCATTGGCGGTAATCTCGACCTGACCGTTGTTGTAGTATGTGCGCTGAACGCCCGACGTGAAATTATTGAAATCGTCGGAGATGATGTCGAGTTCTTCAAGCTGCTTGTCCGACATAATGGTCGACAGCTTCTTCTTGAAGAACAACAGGACTAAATCAGACTTACAGTTGGCCGTTATATAGCTGCGGATAAAGTCGCGCACCTCATAGGGTGCGACGCGGTCAATAATGCCGTCATCGATACGGATAAAGTCGTAACCGGTGGCCGCTTCATCGCTGTTTCGCAGTCGACGGAAGCCGTTTGCCGAGAGGAAGCGGAACGCCTCGACATCGTTAAACTCGACTTTGTCCTCGCCTTTTGAGGTCTGAGTGATGGAATAAATATCCGAGGAAGAAGAATAACGGCTAACAGGTACGAGAGAGCCGTTTTCGGCCTTATATCTGATATTGCCGATTTTGAAGGTGTCAACGCCGGTCAATCGGTCCTTATGTATTTCATAGAATGCCTGAACGTCATTCAGCGACCAGAAATCACGGATTTTCGTGTCTGACTCCTCGGTGATCTTGTGGATATTGAGCCATGTGCCTTTCCCGTCATGGGAGTTCATTGTGCGTTCAACGTCCGCCATAAGCTCAGACTCCCGGCCGTTCAGAGATCCGCAAAGGAGGTCATCGACTCCTTTGTCACCGTGTCCGTTCTCGTTCACATGTCCCCACCAGATATTTACGGACAGACCAATGATGTTGAATGTCTTCATGTACTGCCGGTACTTGATGACTGCCTTAGAGAATGAATTGGGGCGTTTGTCGGCTCTGTCACCGACGATGATATCCCGGTGGAGGTCATTCCAGTCCGAGTCCATGACGAGGACGATATTCGCTATCGAGCAGACTTTGGCGAGGTCTTGAATATCTTGCAAAAGACCTTCCTGTTGAGAGCCAAAGTTGTTTATGCCCTGTATGCCTATAGACAGCATACCATGCTTACATGCTTTCTCGGCTTTCTTTTCACCTTCCTGAAGAAACAGTGTGTCAATGTGTGTCCGGCTTTTATACAGACGGCGGATCTTTTCCGGGATATATACCCGGCATGAAGCTCCGGAGGGTGTCTGATACTTCATTTCCTTGCCGTCGGATGCCCTGTGAAGAGCTGGGTTAGACCAACGGACACGGACATACTGCCGGGGCTTGGAAGAGCCTTTGGCCGTATACATCATCGGGCGTCCGTTAAGGTCATAATAGTAAATGAGCATTTCGTCGCCGGCTTCGTCCGGAATGAATGACTCGTTTACACGACCTTTGCGGAATGGGGAGCGGAACAGCTCCTGTCCCCCCTCGATAATAGATGCCATGACATCGGCCTCGGTTAATCCTGAAGCTTCGAGCTGCTGACGTAAAAAGGAGGATTGATTGGATTTGACGGCGGCGGCAATAGATAGGTCGCGCTGTCGTTCAATTGGGGTTATGACGATACCTCCCTGTCGGGCGGTCTCTTCAAGAGCATGCAACCAATCGGTGTCAAGATTTATATTGGCGTAGTGTGCGACGGCTGCAATAGGGCCGGAGAACCCATTGCCACAACTCCAGCATTTGGCATAATTAGCTCCTTCTATGTTGTATTCCAAAATTCTCGTTGAGATTTAGAAAAGATTAACGTTAAAAATCAATTGCTTATGTTTCTGTGCCAATTGTGTAGGCACAAAAGA